CAGCAGCGTCGGCATCTACAATGGCTACAACATGGGGCAGGCCGGAACCTCTCCCGATGTCTCCATTGCTGGCGACGGGATCACGGTCGGTCAGATTATCTCCAAGGGGGCCGGGCAGATCGGGGTTTCGCTCGGAACAACGGCAACGCAGATTTCCTTGGGCGACGTGACGGTGACTGATCCGGGCTCAGCGGCGGGAACAGGCGCGCCAAACGCCTTCTCTGTGACAGGAAGCGGCACCTACGACGTGAAGTCCTTGGCCGCCATTGATGATCGCGGTGGCTCAGCCACGATGCTCCACGCCATTCAGAACACCGGGGCGGCAGTCAATCTGCGCATCCATGAATTGCAGACCACGGGGTTTCTCGGCGCACCGTTCAACACAACGCAAGTCGGGGATATGATCCTCAACAATGTCCGGTTCTCGGCCTCCGATAAGCTTGTTGGCATGTTTGCCCCGGCAATGGGAACGACCCAGACCGTTGTAAACAATGCGAATATCAAGGTCATCTCGACCTCGGCCTCAGATTCGATAAACCCCGTGGTGACACTGACCGCATACAACGCTGCGGCGCGGACCTTGGTTGCCGCGGGTTCCGTGTTCATCACTTACACCACTGGCACGATGACGCTGCACCACCCCTCTGCGGCCGGGACCGAGATTTTCCTATTCCAGATCAACGGATATGTTGAAGCCACAGACCCCCCCGCTTAACGCCGCGGAGCTTAGCGGAATCGAGGGGTGTCAGCGCTATATCGATGGTCTGACCGGCGAGGCCAAGACGGAATTGGATTTGATTATCCGGCCTGAGCTTGCCGTAGTTGGTAGCACCAAAAGGCTCGAAGAACTTAGAGGCTGGCAGCCGCGCACCTATCAGTTGCCGCTCTGGAACTACCTTGAAAATGGAGGCACAAGGGCGTGTGCAGTGTGGCATCGCCGGGCGGGGAAGGATGACATCGCCCTGAACTGGGCCGCCAAGGCGTCACAGCAGCGAGTGGCCGAATACTGGCACATGCTCCCCGAGGCGGCGCAGGGACGAAAGGCGATCTGGGATGCGGTCAGCCCGCACACCGGACGCAGGCGCGTCGATCAGGCGTTTCCGCTAGAGTTCAGGGAAAAGACGCGCGAAGACGAAATGGTGATCCGGTTCAAGAACGGATCGCTGTGGCGCGTCGTCGGATCGGACAATTACGAAAGCCTTCTAGGCTCAACCCCAGCGGGGGTCGTGTTCTCGGAATGGGCGCTGGCCGATCCCAATGCATGGGCATTCCTGCGGCCGATCCTGGTTGAAAATAACGGATGGGCGATATTCATCACGACCCCAAGGGGGGCCAACCACGCCAGAAAGACGCTTGATCTAGCCAAGAGCGACCCAACTTGGTTTGCCCAGGTGCTCTCCGTTGATGAGACCGGCATCTTTACGGCGGAACAGCTTGCCGGCGAGCTTCGCGAATATCAGCATGACTATGGCGAAGAAGAAGGGGCGGCGCTGTTCGAGCAAGAATATCGCTGCAGCTTTAGTTCCGCGCTGATCGGCTCCTACTACGGGGCGTATCTCACTCGGGCGCTGCGTACGAAGAGGATCGGGAATGTCCCCGTCGATCGCGGCGTGCTGGTTCACACCTCGTGGGACCTTGGAATATCGGACAGCACGGCGATCTGGTTTATCCAATGTGTCGGCAAGGAGCGCCGCCTCGTTGATTACCACGAGGCATCAGGGGTTGGTCTGGACGAATATGCACGGGTCCTGACGCAGAAGCAGAAAGAGCATGGCTGGGTCTACGGTCTGCACTATTTCCCCCATGACATCGCGGTTCGTGAGCTGGGAAATAAAGGGCTGTCCCGGGTCGATACGCTCAAGGGGCTCGGCATAAAGGCCCAGACCGTTCCGCAGCACAACGTGAACGATGGCATCAATGCGGTGCGCCGTATGCTGGATAGCACCTGGATTGATGAGGGCCGCTGTGAGCGTGGCCTGAACGCGCTGCGCAATTACCGTCGTGAATGGGATGACAAACTGAAAATGTTCCGCGATCACCCGCTTCACGACTGGTCGAGCCACGGCAGCGATGCGCTCAGGACATTTGCCTCTGGCTATCGTGACGCAAAGGATAAGACGCCCGTTGTGCCCGCTCCGAAAATCCCAGGCTTTGCCGGGATGCGCGGGGATCGCGGCACGGCTTGGATGGGCAAGCGCTGATGTTGTTCAATGCGACCGATGACGCCGTTGCCGGGCGATCAGGGCATTGTGCAAGAGGCCAACGAGCGCTGGAAGGCATGTAAGGACTGGCAGGGCGTTGAGGACGAACGGAGCCGAGAAGATATCAAGTTCGCCAACGGCGATGCCCGCAACGCCTGGCAATGGCCAGACAAGATTTATCAGGAGCGCACTGGCGGGGAGAGCGAACTGCCGTGCCTGACCATCAACAACACCCGCGTTCATAACGATCTGATCATCAACCAGATTGCGAAGAACAATTACGGTCCGAAGATCAGGCCGGTGGGTGGCGAGGCCAGCTACAAATCAGCGGAGATGATGGAAAGCCTGATCCGCCGCATCCAATATATCTCGAAGTTCTCGGCACAGCGTAGGAAGGTCGCGGAGCAGCAGGTAGACGGCGGAATTGGATACATCCTGATCGAAACGCGATACGTCTCCGAGAAATCGTTCGATCAGGATATCTATCTCAAGGCGTCACGCGATCCCACCGCAGTCTATCTGGACCCTTGGATTACCGAACCGGATGGGTCTGACGCTAATTTTGGGTATGTGTTTGAGCGCAAGCCTCGTAAGGAGTTCAACCGTAAGTATCCGAAGTGGAAGAACAAGATAGGCGCGGCCCCGCTTGACAGCGCATTCAGTGACTGGATTTCCGAGAAGGAGATCGTTCTCGTCAAATACTTCAGGAAAATGGGAAAGCCCGATACCCTGGTCTCATACAAGGCCGAAGACGGGACCGAGGTCGAAAGGCTGGCTTCTGAGATCAAGAAAGACAGCGGCGAGGAAATCTACAAGGCGCTGATGCAGCAGATCGAGGATGGCGTCCTTGACGGCAAAACCCGCAAGGTCACTAATGATGAGGTTGAGTGGTTCCTCATCGCGGGCTCAACGATTATCGAGCGCGGGAAATGGGCCGGGAAATACATCCCGATATGCCGTTGCGTCGGGCGCGAACTGGTGATCGACAACACCCTTGATCGCAAGGGCATGACGCGCTCCCTGATCGACCCAAATCGAATGCTAAACTATAATGCCAGCATGTCGGTTGAGATCGTGGCGCTACAGCCGAAGTCCCCCTTCATGGCGCCGGCCAGAGCGATTGAGGGTCAGGAGCAATACAAGACGCTGAACATCAATGGCTTCCCCGTCATCCTCTACAACGATATTGACGACGAAGCCCCGGATGGTTTGCAGGAGATCAAACCGCCGTTCCGGTTGGACCCGCCGAAAACATCCGAGGGCCATGTGTTCGGCATGCAGAGCGCCGAACGCTGGGGAATGATCTGTTCCGGCCAGTTCCAGGCCCAGATGGGCGAGAACGACAAGCAGTCAGCGGCCTCTGGTGTCGGTATCAACGAGCGCAAGCAGCAGGGCGATACCGCGACTTATCACTTCGTGGAACATCAGGCCGACATGATGAACAACATCGGCGTGCAGCTCCTCGATTTGATACCAAAAATCTACGACACTAAGCGCACGCTGCACGTCCTGGACGAGGGCAACGAAAAGCGCTGGATCATGATCGATCCGGATCAAAAGGAGGCGACTAAAGAACTACAGGCCGAACAGGAGGAAGAAGAGGCGGTTCGGATGGCCTTCAACCCTGGTGTTGGAGAATATGAATGCGTCTCCGATCCTGGCCCTGACTTCGCTACCCAACGTCAGGAAGGCTGGAACGCAATGAGCATGATCCTGCAGCAAAATATGCAGTTGGCTGCGGTGATCGGTGACCTTCTCTTCAAATACGGCGACTTCCCCGGGGCCGATAAGATTCAGGAGCGGCTGCAGAAAGAAATCAAGGCGACGAAGCCCTATCTCTTTGATGAGAGCCAAGACCCGGGCGTCATGGCGATGCAGACCCAGGTCCAGAAGCTACAGACGCTCAACGGCGAACTGATGCAAAAGCTGGCCGAGGCGCAGCTCCGAGACAAGGGCCGCGAGGAAAAACGTGACGTTGATGCGTTCCGGGCCGACACCGATCGGATGAAAGCGCAGATCGATGCCTTGGCAAAGCTTACACTGACCCCCCAACAGCACGCCCAGATGCAGCATGAACTCACGACGCGCGCCCATGACCATGTGTACGACATGATTTCGCAGGCCAATGAGAAAATAGTATCTGAGGGAGCGGCAGAAGTTGCGCAGCATCTTGCCCCCGCCCATGACCCGTTCAAAGGCAACCAATGAGCGACACCTTCGAAGAACTCCGCATCATCGCGACCGAACGCGGAGCGCTGTCGTCCCACGACCGTAACCTGCTTCGGATCGCCGCCGATGAGATGGAAACTGTGTATAAAGTGCTCATGGCAACGCAGGGCAAGCTAATCGAGTCTCAGCAGCAACGAATTGCGCTGAATGAGCGATTGCTTGAGGCAAAACGCGGTGTTCCTGAGACTAATATGCTGGCCGGATATTCGAGCGGCTGGATCAGATGCGAACTCAGAGGATGGCCGGTGCAGCCATGATTGAAATCAACGGCGAACAGATCAGCGTACATGAGGCCAAAAAGCTTCTCCGTATGCTCTACAACGACGCCTACAAGATCGCGGGCGAGTTTCACGGCATGAACCGGAGCGAGAAATTCCGGGTGAACTGGCCGGATGAGTACAAATTCGCTGATGCGAACTGGAAAACGTTCGTGCAGGCGTGCCGCCAGATATATACGCAACGCCTTGCCGATCCACACACGTCAGAGCCCGACAAGCACAAGATTTTCCTGGCGCTGGTGTTGGAGCGCAAGATTGCTGAAGGCCAGGAGACCGACAACCGGCTTCAGATCAAACCGAATACTCAGCAATTCGTCGGGGACTACCACGAGAACAAGAAGATCGCGGAGAAGTTCGGAAAGGTCCCGAACCTCCGCGCCGCACTGATGAACCACGCCGC